GTATGCTAAAGATCGCTCTTGAGCGTCTTATCCCAGAAGAAAAGAAGGCTAAGAAGGTTGCTGTAAAGGCACGTGGTGAGAAGCAGTTTCTAAATGACTAAACTTCTTACTAAACTACAAACCTTTTTAAGATCATTCCGAGAATACAAAGTCGGTAAGATTAAGTAAGAGGAAGGGGAGGAAACTCCCCTTTTCAATTATGGCAGTTAGAAAATTAACACTATTAGATAAAGACAGTATCATTCATAACCTTGTCAAGCTGCAAGGTGAAGACCGTCGCCTTCGTTTCGGCACTATGTGTAACGATGACTACATTTCAAACTATGTTACGAAATCCTTTGATCAGGATTCTCAGTGGTTTGGTGTTGATCATATTGACGGGCATTTGGTAGCCACTTGTCATGTTGCCGTGTATAACGGTGAAGGTGAGTTGGGTTGCTGCGTGGATGAATATTACAGAGGCGATGGACTAGCGCAGAAGATGTTTGACCGAGCAGTGACGTGGTTACGTGTTCGTGGTATCACTCATGTATTCATGCATTGCTTATCAGAAAATGGTCCAATGAAACACATCGCTAGAAAGAACGACATGGTTCTAATTAGCGAGTATGGAGAAACTGAAGCAGCGGTTGACGTTGAACCAGCAACTCCAGCGACATATCTAGAAGAGGCGTACCACGATCGTATGGCCATCTATGATATGTACTACAAAAACAATTTCAGAGCATTTGATTTTTACTGGAATCGTCTACCTAAATAAAGGTATGATGAATGCCAAAATCACCCCAAATCTATTATCGTTTATCACGGTTAGGCGTGGTGATTGGATATTAAAAATTTCTGTGTTTAAAACCAAACACGTTTTGTTGGTTGCGCAGAATTATTATGCCACTGAGCAAATCATTATCAAGCACTTCAAACATCATGATGAAGCTGCGAATTTTATTGACAAATTAATTGAGGAATAATATGAGCGATGTAAGAGTATTTAAAATGATCAACGGTGAGGAAATCATCGCTGAGGTAGCTAAAGAGAATGTTAGTTATTTTGAACTAGAGAATCCAGCTAACATTATGTTACAGCAAACTGGTAATGGTCAAATGGGTGTTGGTATTGCTCCATACATGCCATATGCAACTGGTAATGTAAACCTTTATGTTGGCGCAATTGCTGCAGAAGCCAAACCAGAACAAAGTATGATCAACGAATACAACCGTATCTTCGGTTCAGGAATTGAGGTCGTATCCGCCTCTGCTCTTGTAGGTTTAAAGTAAACCCAAAGTATTACTTTTTAGACCAGCCTTCGGGCTGGTTTTTCACATTTCGCTTTACTTTTATTCAGATCTAGGGTATAATATACTTATGAAACTGGTAAAAGAAACAACCCTCTGGAAAGACGTTCCACGTCAACCCAACCATACGTATCTCATGAACGATACTATGTCTAAGATATATGCTTACTTCAAGTGGCATAATCCACAGGACTTCGTTATGCTCCGTACACCACTGAGCATTGACCGACGCTATCGTACCTTCAAAGTCATCCAAACAGGAATTAAGGATATCAAATGAACCTCGACCAATTTTTTAACGACCTCGCTGCCAACTCTGCACGTACTTACAAGATTCAAATGCTTGAAGCAAACCGTGATGACGTAACTCTGCGAGAAGTTGTTCGACTTGCTCTCGACCCGTTCACTCAGTTCTATATTCGCAAGATTCCTAAATATACACCTAACACATCAGGTCATGGCGCATCTATCGCTTCCATGCTACCTGCTCTGTATGAACTTCGCGAACGAATTGTAACTGGCAACGCTGCCATTGACCATCTTAAAACTGTTCTTGAAGCCTTAACCGCTGACGACGCAAAGGTTATGGAACGCATCATTCAGAAGGATCTGAAATGTGGTGTCGCCCTATCAACAGCAAACACAGTGTGGACTGGCTTGCTGAAAGATTATCCAGTAATGCTTTGCAGCCCGTTCGAGAAGAAGCTGGTGGACAAGATTGTATTCCCTGCACTTGTCCAAACCAAGATGGACGGTATGCGGTTCAACGCCATCGTTCGGAATGGAACTGTGGAGTATCGCTCTCGGAATGGAAAAGAGATTCAGCTGTTAGGAAACCTCGACGCAGATTTTCTGGCTCTGGCTGGTGACGTTGACTGCGTATTCGACGGTGAACTTCTAGTCAAGATTGATGGTCAAATTCTAGACCGTCAAACTGGCAACGGTGTTCTCAATAAAGCAAACAAAGGTACGATCTCAGTTGTCGAAGCGGCAACTGTGCATGCAACCGTTTGGGACGTTATCCCTTTCTTATACTTTCAAGACGGCTTATGTCCAGTCCCATATGGCAAGCGTTTTTATTCACTCAACACGCTAGTCAATAATGTTGAACCTGTCAAGGTTTCAACTGTTCAAAGCTGGGAAGTGACATCTATTGAAGATGCAAACGACCTGTTCAATGAATTGCTCTTGCGTGGTGAAGAAGGTATTATCCTGAAAGACAAATCAGGCTTCTGGGAAAACAAGCGTAGCAAAACCCAAATTAAATTCAAAGGCGAAGAAGAATGCGACCTGCGAATTGTTGGTATCGAAGAAGGCACTGGCAAGTACAAAGGCAAACTTGGCGCTATCAAGTGTGAGTCTGCTGACGGTGTTATCAAAGTATCAGTTGGCTCTGGCTTCACTGACGCTGACCGTGAACAAGGTGAAGAACTTATCGGTAAGATCGCAGCTATCAAGTATAACATGCGTATCAAAAACAAAGCTGGTGAAGAATCTTTGTTCTTGCCTATCGTTTTGGAAATTCGTTTTGATAAGGATGTAGCAGATGACAGCACTTCGATTAAGTAATAAACGAAAGTTCGATATCAATAGTAAAACAGATATTGAACTGTTCAAATACTTTTTGGTGAACCATGATTGGAGAATCACTGGTACTTGCCCGTTTGAATTAGAATTCCCATACTTGTCTATCCCAGATATGATCAAAGACAAATTGATTTACAAGTATTTAAAAGTTGAAAAGAAATGAACACAATGTATGTTATGGTAGGTGTGCCAGCTTCTGGCAAATCTACATGGATTGAAAACCAAAAGTGGGCGAAGGATATCCCTATCGTTTCCACTGACAAGTTTGTTGAAGACTATGCGAAGTCACAGGGTAAAACCTATTCGGAAGTCTTTGAAGAATATATGCCGATTGCAGTTAAGTTGATGGCCAACCAAGTCTTGATTTGCCAAGCAAACAAAAAAGATTTGATTTGGGACCAAACTTCAACTACAATAGCTACTAGGGCAAAGAAGTTGCGTATGCTGCCCGAGTATCGTAAGATTGCCGTTGTTTTTAAAACGCCAGAGACTGCTGAATTGCAAAAGCGTTTAGCCTCTCGTCCAGGAAAGACCATCCCATGGGATGTGGTTTCTAAGATGGCGCAACAGTTGGAAGCGGAGCCTCCTCAGTTAGATGAGGGGTTTGATGAAATTTGGTATGCGGAGTAAATAATGGACGAACTAGCGAAGTATGATGTATTTCAGAAACAGATGGAAGAGAAGTATCCTAAGATGCTCTCTGGGCATTATGGTGGCTTCGCCGTTGGCGAAGGTTGGTGGGTTATCCTTGATAAGTTGATGGGTCAAATCCAGCATCATATTGATTGGAAGAACCGAGAAGCTGAAGTTGTACCACAGGTTGTCGTTGCTCAAATTAAAGAGAAGTTCGGTGGACTGCGATTCTACTATGACGGTGGAGATGACTATATCTCTGGTCTAGTTACCATGGCTGAATCATGGGCAGGTTCTATCTGCGAAGACTGTGGTTCTATCGGTACACGCCGAGAAGGTGGGTGGATTCGTACATTATGCGATAAGCATGAAGCTGAGTATCAAGAAAGAAAGAAACATGCGTGAATATAATCCCGACAAGTGGGTGATGTTGAAGTTTGACTACAAGGGTGAAGTGATTTATAAAATCCTTGCTACATTCTATGGTGGATACACAACTGGTGATAGTTGGAAGCTGAACAGCGGCATCACAAAGATTGAAGAAGATGGACAGACATACTTGTTCACTGGTTCAACTGGCAGCGTCTATCGTTGCCACAAGAACTCATATGGAATGGGTGGCTACACCTCTGGTGTTTATGCTTCGTTCCAAAAAGAAATTGATAGCATCGAAGGCACAACTATGGACTTGATGTCGCCTGAAACTAATTTTATGGAGATTGATTATGACAAAGTGGACGCTTGAGATTCAAGAATCTCCAACAGGTGATCAGTTCATCGAATTCCCACCAGAGGCATTAGAAGAAGTGGGTTGGAAAGAAGGCGACACCATTGAGTGGATTGACCTTGGTAATGGTTCTTGGTCTTTGAAGAAGAAAGAACCTGAGAAGGTTTGGGTTATGGTTGAAGCAATTCAATCTTTCCGTATGCGTTACATGGTTGAAGCGCCAGCTGATCATCCAGAATACGCTATGGACACAGTGACCATGAACGAGGCTAAAGAGTTCTCTCAACTCGCAATGTCAGAGTACATCACAAGCCACCGTGTTATGACTGAAGACGAAGCCATTGCTTTGTGCGACGTTGATAATGATTACACTAGAAGCTGGAACAAAGAACAAAAGCTGAGAGCGTTCTTTACCAAAGAAGATGAAAAGGTAGATCTATAATGTTTATGTTTGACGTAGAAACTCTTGGCGTCGAATCAAACGCAGTTGTGTTATCAGCTGCGCTTGTTCATTTTGAGCCAGGAAAGAATCAGAACTACCAAGAATTGCTGGACAATGCTTGCTATGTTAAGTTCAAAGCCAAAGAACAACTTGAAGCAAAACGTACAGTTGACCTTGGTACATTAGAATGGTGGAAGAACCAGCACGAGTATATCCGTCGTTGCGCCCTTGAACCTAGTTCGGCTGACTTGACTGTACAAGAAGCCTTCACTGCAATGCACGGTTGGCTCAACAAGTTTCCAAACTATCAGAAACAAACTATGTGGGCTCGTGGTTCTCTCGACCAGATGGTCATTGACAGCCTAGCAAAGAAATTTGACTTGCAGCCATTAACTGGGTATAATATGTGGAGAGACGTTAGAACTGCTGTCGATATTCTCTACGGTACAACCAATGGTTATGTAGAAGTAGACTATCCTGAGTTCCAACGTGCAGCCGTGATCAAGCATCACCCAGTTCACGATTGTGCCCTTGACGCTATGCAATTGATGTATGGCAAATCAAACTAATGAATATGGTATTCCGCTACATGCGTGTAGCGGATATCGTCATGATGAGCACTGGTGGGCATGGGCGAATTGGGTTATAGATAATTGTGAACGACTTGGTACTGATGGTATCAAAGTATATTATAAGAGAAAAGATTAATGGAATTTTACACTAACGTTGTGCAAGCTGGAGATAAGATCTTAGTTCGTGGTTACGAAAACGGTAGACCTTATCAACGCCGCATCGACTTTTCTCCAACTCTTTTTGTCAACGCTAAGACCCAGACCAAATGGCAAACATTGGATGGGATCTACGTTGATGAAGTACAGCCAGGAACCATCCGTGAAACTCGCGACTTTGTGAAGCGATATGACGGGGTTGCTGGCTTCAACGTTTATGGCCAGACCAACTACGGTCTGCAGTATCTCAGCGATACTTACGATTATGACATCAACTGGGACATGGAACAACTGAAGGTCTTTACGATCGACATTGAAACCAAGACCGAAGGTGGCTTCCCAGATATCGTTACAGCCAACGAAGAAATCCTACTAATCACCGTCAAAGACTTTTCATCAAAGCGTCTTATCACGTTTGGTGTTGGCGCATTCGTACACAATCGCGACGACCTCGTTTACATTAACTGTAACAACGAGCAGCACTTGCTCAAAGAGTTTATCATTTGGTGGCAAGGTAACTATCCAGATATTATTACTGGTTGGAACACAGACTTCTTCGACGTACCTTATTTGATTCGTCGTATCAATCGTGAACTTGGCGAAGCACTTGCCAAGAAGTTTAGCCCATGGGCAATGATCAACGAACGTAAAACGTTCATCAAAGGCAATGAAGAGATCCATTACGATATTCATGGTATTGCTCAGCTCGACTATTTACAGTTGTACAAAAAGTATACTTACTCCAAGCAAGAGTCCTACAAATTGGACTACATTGCAGAGCAGGAACTAGGCGACAAGAAGAAGGAAAACCCAGGAGACACATTCCGTGACTTCTACACTTTCCACTGGCAACAATTCGTAGAGTATAACATCCACGACGTTGAACTTGTTGACCGTCTTGAAGATAAGATGCGTCTAATCGAACTTCACTTGACCATGGCTTACCAAGCCAAGATTAACTATGAAGATGTGTACTCGCAAGTTCGTATGTGGGACGCCATCATCTATAACCATCTTCGTAAGAAGGGTGTTGTTATTCCAATGAAGACTGGCGGAGCAAAGACTGACCAGTTCGAGGGTGCTTTCGTTAAAGACCCAATCGTTGGTAAGCATAAGTGGGTTGCATCGTTCGACTTGAACTCATTGTATCCTCACTTGATTATGCAGTACAACATCTCACCAGAGACACTCACACACGAGAAGATTTCATGTACAGTTGATCAACTGCTGACTCAATCTATCGACACATCATACGCCAAGAAGCGTGACTTATCTATGACCGCCAACGGTTGGTGCTATCGTCGCGACGTCAAAGGTTTTATGCCTGAGTTGATGGAAGAGATGTACAAGAACCGTTCTAAGTTCAAGAAGCAAATGCTTGGCGTTCAACAGAAGTATGAACACGACAAGGGTAACAACGATCTTCGTAAAGAGATTTCCCGTTTGAATAACCTTCAAATGGCCATGAAGATTGCTTTGAACTCTGCTTATGGCGCCATGGGTAATGCATACTTCCGTTACTTCGATATTCGTATGGCTGAAGGTATTACATTATCTGGCCAGTTGTCCATTCAATGGATGGCTAACGAGTTCAACCGTTTCGTGAATAAGATTCTCAAGACCGAAGGGCAAGACTTTGTTATTGCTATTGATACTGACTCAATCTACTTGTCTATGGAACAGTTGGTTGAACAGTTTGCTGGTGAAAAAGACGACGAAGGTAAAATCCGTTACATGGATAAGGTTTGCGAAGATATCTTCCAACCATTCATTGATAACACTTACCAAAAGCTGTCCGAGTACATGAACGCTTATTCCCAGAAGATGGTTATGAAGCGAGAAGTTCTAGCTGACAAAGGTATTTGGATTGCCAAGAAGAACTATGTGCTTAACGTGCATAACTCTGAAGGTGTTCAATATGCCACACCAAAGCTAAAGGTTCTTGGTCTAGCTATGGTACGATCTTCAACTCCATCAGTTATCCGTGACGAACTTAGAAAGTCTGTCAAGGTTATTCTTGAAGGTAACGAGAAGGTTATGCAGAATTACATTGCTGGTTACAAGAGCGAGTTCGAGAAGTTTCCTGTTCAGGCTATTGCATTCCCTCGTGGTGTGTCTGGTTTGAAGCAGTACTCTGGTTCTCCGATTTACCAGAAGGGTACACCAATGGCTGTTCGTGCAGCCTTGCTATATAATCACTACGTTAAGAAAATGGGACTAGACAAGAAGTATCCATTAATTCGTGAGGGTGATAAGATTAAGTTTGTCTATCTCAAGATGCCTAACCCTTATCACGAAAACGTTATTGCGTTCATCTCAGAACTTCCAAAGGAGTTCAATCTAGAACGTTATATTGATTACGACACACAATTTGACAAGACATTTGTAGAACCATTAAAGACAATTATTGAACCGTTGAACTGGCAAGTCGAGGAAACTGCCTCGCTTGAAGACTTCTTCGGATAAAGACACAAGGAGATATATGAAAGCATTAAAATTTGAAGCGAGCTGGTGTCAGCCATGCAAGATGTTAACCAAAGTTATGGAAGACGCTGCTGACAAAATTACAACCACCGTCGAAAAGGTAGACATCGACGAGAACATGGAACTCGCTAAACAATACGGTATCCGTGGAGTGCCAACTATGGTGTTGGTTGACGACGAGGGTAAAGAAATCAAACGCCAATCTGGTGTAATGATGGAAGCCCAACTATTAGAATTCCTGAAAGGTTAATTATGAGCTTACTTGATAAGATTAAAAAGAACTCCACAATTAAGGATACATCTATCCTTTCTGCTTCTAAGTTCTTCACTAAGAAGGATATGGTTCCAACTTCTATTCCAGTTATCAACGTTGCGTTGTCTGGTCGTTTCGACGGTGGTTTGACACCAGGTCTTACTATGTGGGCTGGTCCATCGAAACACTTTAAGACTGCGTTCAGTTTGTTGATGGCTAAAGCCTATCAGGACAAATACAAAGACGCTGTTGTCTTGTTCTATGATTCTGAGTTCGGTACACCACAATCATACTTCGATGCCTTCGGTATTGATACTGACCGTGTATTGCATACTCCAATTACTGACGTTGAACAATTGAAGTTTGACATTATGCAGCAATTGAATAACATTGAGCGTGGCGACCGAGTGATTATCGTCATTGACTCTATCGGTAACTTGGCTTCTAAGAAAGAAGTTGAAGATGCGTTGGATGGTAAGTCTGTTGCGGATATGAGCCGTGCTAAACAGATGAAGTCATTGTTCCGTATGGTTACACCTCACTTGACCCTTAAAGATATCCCATGCGTTGTTGTCAACCACACATACATGGAAATCGGTTTGTACCCTAAAGCTATCGTTGGTGGCGGCACAGGTTCTTACTATTCTGCCGATAACATCTTTATCTTGGGTCGCCAACAAGAAAAAGACGGTACTGAAGTTGTTGGTTACAATTTTATTATCAACGTAGAGAAAAGTCGTTATGTTAAAGAAAAATCTAAAATCCCTGTTTCCGTATCTTTTGATGGCGGTATTAGCAAGTGGAGCGGTCTACTTGATCTTGCACTCGAATCAGGACACGTTATCAAGCCTAGCAATGGTTGGTATTCAAAGGTAGATGTTGAGACTGGCGTTGTTGAAGACAAGAAGTATCGTATCAAAGATACAGATACCAAAGACTTCTGGATGCCTTTGTTGACTCAAAAGTC